AATCAAAACAATTATATTTTTCCTGACATTAGGCTTTTAGAGTCAAAAGTAATAACACTAGAAAAAGAAGTATTAGTTTTACAAAAAGAAATTGAGTTTCATAAAAAAGAAATTCAAGCAATAAAACAAGGACAAAAGAATGATTAAACAAATGGCAAAAGATTTTTTTATCAAATGGCAACAAGCCTGTTATGTTTGTTTTCCTTTGATGGTACAGGGTAATTTAAGTGCATTGACTTTTACTCATTGGATTAAAGCTAACCAAACAGGGCTCATAGCTGGTGCAGGAGCTGTCCTTATAGGCTACACTGTGCTAAAACGCTACAAAGATGCTTTGTGGTTTCATGGTGTTTCTATAGGAGTAGCAACTTTTGTAGGAGACTTATTAGTTCATCCTAGTCACTTTGGTGGTGTATTAGGTGAAGCCCTAGTTACTGCCATAGGCAGCGGACTATTAGCCACGGTTTGCTTAAAAGCTTCTAAGCATTTTGAAAACTAGTTCGGCTAAAGCTAAAGGTCGTCGTTTACAACAGTGGGTACGGACTAAGCTCATAGAACTATTGTCCGTGGACCCAGAGGACATAGAATCACGACCCATGGGCAGTAGTGGTGAAGACCTTATTATGGGCGTACAAACTAAAAAACTATTTCCTTATAGTGTAGAGTGTAAAAATCAAGAAGCTGTTAACGTCTGGAAAGCCTACGAGCAATGTTCAAGTAACACTAGCCCAAACGTAGAAAGTCTAGTTATAATAAAAAGAAACAAAAGTAAACCGTTAGCTTTAGTTGACGCAGAATACTTTATTAAGCTACACAAAGACCATGGATGAATACCAAGAATATCTTAGACTATTCGGCGATTTGCCTTTTGGTATGCGTCCTAAATTTGAAGACTATCAAAAACAAAAGTCAGCACAAACAGCACGCGACACTTTAACTCAAGGTATAGCAGAAAGAGATTTAGATAAAGCCTATAAAGAAGGTTTTGAAAAACTACCTATTATGGAACAATTACTTTATGGCGTGGCACCTGTCACTGGCGAAGCATTGGCTACATATGAAATACCAGAATTTAAAGAACGTGGTGATACAGCTAGAAAAGAAGGCAGATATTTAGACGCAGCAGGCAACTATTTAGTTAGTGGACTTAACGCTATGAGTATGATTCCTGTAGTGGGCAAAGCAGCAGGTGTAGTAGGCGACGCAGCAAGAATATTGGGTAGAGGCACACGAGCAGCAAAACCTTTAGATGAGGACATGGTGGGTGGTGGAACTATTAGCCCTAGCGTTGGACCGTCAGACTATCAAGTAGATATGAAGCTGGGTCCAAGACAAGGAGGTTATGCACCTAAAGTAATGTCTTTAGCAGAAGAAGCAGTAATCAAAGCTCCAGGTTTTGACTTTAATAAAGCCTACCCTATAGAAGAAATGATTAATAGAATGTCTAAGTATCATAATAACCCAAGCAACAAAAAACTAACTAACCCTAAAGTAAAACGACAGTTTGAAAATTTTGTTAGTGAAGACTTTTTAGCTAAAGGTAAAGCTAGTCCTGCAGAACTACAAGCAGAAATACAAAAGAACAAAATGAGGTTTAAAGAAAACCACACACAGTTTGAAGTAGAACCACAAACTTATCAAGAAACTTTACGATTTGAACCAGAAATTAAAGGTTTTGATGAAGACTTTCCTTTTAGAGACGCTGAAGGTCGTAATCAAATATATATGATGAAAACTGGAGAGGCTTATCCGCTGAGTGCAGAAACACCTAGTAAATACGGAGAACTTAATTTACAGGTGTTTGGTAGTAAGTACGGCGACGAACCCTTATTCAATGACGAGTACTACCCTTTACACACTAGAGTAGGACAAGGACCACAAGCCAATCTTGAACGAGACGTAGATTCTTTAGGTAATAGAATAGTTCACGGACGTTACCGCATAGTAGAAAAAGACGGTAAATCAGTAGGTGAACTTAGTGAAGCCCAAAGTGATAGATTTAAATTTACAGGTACAGGCGAACAAAACTTACAATATACATCAGCAGGTCCAGCAAACAGAGGACTAGATAGTAGACAAACAGCATCACAAACAAGAAGCATACGTTCTGCGTTTGAAGACGTAACTCCAGAATTTATAAAAACTGTAGAAGCAATGTCTGATTTTGGTAACGCTAACCCTAATATGGTATTAAATGCATTTTCTCGTAGTGTAGGAGAAGCTATTTCAAAAAAATTATCTACTGTTCCTGGAGGAGTGGTAACTAATGTAGAAGATATGTTTGACGCTAAAAGCGTTAAGGCACTATTTAAAGAAGTGATGGATGATCCAGATTTTACTGCGGATTTACAATATCTCGTAGATGCGAGTAAAGGAGGTGTGGAAACACGTGATTACAGCGTTTTAAAATCTATTTTTGGTGATGACGCTATGGAGCCTAGTCTTGAACTTTATAAAAAAGGCATGTTAGATGCACTAGACCGTGCCGATCCAAAAGTAATGAATTATGTTATGAACCGCTTTTCAACGTGGGTAAAACCTATAAGCGACGACATAAGTAAGATGAAATTACCACTAGCTGAAAATAACGAATGGTATGATTTAACGCTCAAACGTTTTATACAAGAAATGCATCAAGAAGGCGTAGATGTTATTCATATTCCTATTAATGGCGCAGCAACTTTTAGACAAATGGGGTTGAAGCAGATTACTGAAGCAGCTATGAATTTAGGTCAAACTTACAAAAGACAAACAGATAGAGTGTTGAAAAATATTGAAAAAGAATATGGTTTCAAAATTGAAGCTGAACCTATACAGGATAGATTTGGTCAAGGCTTCTATGAAATAACTCTAGATGAAAACACTGCAAAAATAGGTGAAGTTTTAAAATACAACCGTGGTGGACTTGCTACCTTAATGCCTCTTAAATATTGAAAAAAGAACTACTAGAACAACTTCCTGAGGATGTCCTCAAGGAACACTTAGAACTGACCGAAAGGTTAGCAGAAATAGAACGTGTTGAAACTTGTCAAAATGAATTTTTAACTTTTGTTAAAAGTCAGTGGCCACAGTTTATTGCTGGTGCACACCATGCTAAAATGGCAGATGCTTTTGACCGTATAGCGAAAGGTAAAATAAAAAGGCTTATTATTAATATGCCACCACGGCACACGAAGAGTGAGTTTGCTTCACATTATTTTCCTGCTTATTTAGTAGGGCGTAACCCAAGTTTAAAAATACTACAAGCCACGCACACCGCAGACTTAGCAGTTAAGTTTGGTAGAAAAATTAGGGACTTAATGTTAACGGAAGACTTTCAAAAAATATTCCCTGACGTACTCATTAACCCAGATTCAAAAGCAGCAGGTAAATGGGAAACTCAAGATAAACGTGACCCAAAACGAAAGGGCGAGTACTATGCTGCTGGTGTAGGTGGTGCGTTAGCGGGACGTGGTGCAGACTTATTTATTATTGATGACCCTCACTCAGAACAAGACGCACTAAACCCTAAGTCTATGGAAGATACGTATGAGTGGTATACTTCTGGTCCAAGACAAAGGTTACAGCCAGGAGGTGCCATTGTTATAGTTATGACACGTTGGAACGTTAACGATTTAACAGGTAGACTTTTAAAAGATATGGCTCGTGATCCTAAAGCAGATCAATGGGAACTTATTGAGCTTCCTGCGATATTGCCTAGTGGTGACCCACTATGGCCAGAGTATTGGTCAAAAGAAGAATTAGAAAGTGTACAAGCTACGTTAAGGGGTGGTCCAAAGTGGCACGCTCAATATATGCAGAACCCTAGTTCAGAGGAAGGTGCTTTAATAAAACGTGAGTGGTGGCAAGAATGGACTAATGAAAAACCGCCACGTTGTGAATATTTAATACAAAGTTACGATACTGCATTTTTAAAACGTGAGATGGCAGACTATTCAGCTATTACTACTTGGGGAGTATTTTACCCAGAAGGTAGTCTAGGTGAAAATTACTATGACGGTACAGCTCCACATATTATTTTATTAGACGCTATAAAAGGTAGGTACAGTTTTCCTGAACTAAAAGCTATAGCCCTAGAACAATATCACGAATGGCAACCTGACGTAACTATTATAGAAGGTAAAGCAAGTGGTATGCCCCTAACACAAGAATTACGAAATATAGGTATACCTGTACAAAACTTTACTCCAAGCAAAGGCAATGATAAAGTAGCTAGAGTAAACGCAAGTGCACCTTTGTTTGAGTCGGGAATGGTTTGGGCACCTGATACTAAATGGGCGCATGACGTTATAGAAGAATGTGCGATGTTTCCTGCTGGTGATCATGATGACTTAGTCGACTCAACCACTCAAGCACTATTACGTTTTAGGCAAGGTGGATTTGTAAAACTACCCAGTGACTATGAAGACGAAGAGCTATATCCTAAACGAAAAATAAGTTATTATTAACGCATGGCAATAGAAAGAAAAAATCTCCAAGAAGGTGGCTTACCTCAGGAATTATTAAATCCAGTACAAGAAACGTTAGAAGTTGAGCTTCCTGAAGAAATGAATATTCAGGGTGAAATGACTAACGCTTTTGAAGTAGGTCAGGACGGTAACTTAGTTCCTCTATTTGAAGAGGAAGAAATAATAGCTACCGAACACCAAGTAAATTTAGCAGAAGTTTTAGATTCATCTTCTTTACAAACTTTATCAAGCGAACTAATTGATGCTTTTGAACAAGATAAAGAATCACGTAAAGATTGGCTTGATGTATTTACTAAAGGTTTAGAATTACTAGGTTTAAAAACTGAAGAAAGAGAAGAACCTTTTCCTGGAGCTACAGGTGTACATCACCCTTTATTAAGTGAAGCAGTAACACAATTTCAAGCTCAAGCCTATAAAGAATTATTACCAAGTGGTGGTCCAGTAAAAACACGTGTCATGGGCAACGAAAGTCCAGAGGCAATGAGTCAAAGTCAACGTGTAAAAGAATTTATGAATTATCAAATTACTGAAGTCATGCAAGAATATGACCCAGAAATGGATAGTTTATTGTTTTATTTACCGTTAGCTGGTAGTGCATTTAAAAAAGTTTATTACGACAATCTTTTAGGTAGGGCTACCAGTAGGTTAGTTAAAGCTGAAGACTTAGTAGTAGCTTATGAAACTACAGATTTAGAAACTAGCCCACGTTTTACTCACGTTATCAGTATGACAGGTAACGATTTAAAAAAATTACAAATGAATGGTACGTATCGAGACGTAGAAATAGGCGAAGCAGGGGTAGATTTAGAATATAATGAAGCAAAAGAAAAAATTGATGAGCTTCAAGGCATAGAACCACCTCTAGCTGACTATAATGAGTACTCAGTTTTAGAGTTACACGTCAATTTAGAGCTTCCAGATATAGATAATTACGGTTTTGCCGTACCTTATATCGTTACTATCTTAGAAGATAGCGATGAAATACTCTCAATACGACGTAATTGGGAGCAAGGTGACGAATTATTCCGTAAAAAAGAGTATTTTGTACACTATAAGTTCCTTCCAGGGCTTGGATTTTACGGTTTTGGGCTAATTCACATGATTGGTGGGCTTACTAAGTCCGCTACTTCAATTTTACGTCAGTTAATTGACGCTGGAACGCTAAGTAACCTACCTGCTGGCTTTAAAGCACGTGGTATGAGAGTACAAGGTGAAGACGAACCCTTACGTCCTGGTGAATTTAGGGATGTTGACGTTCCAGGAGGCACAATCCGTGATGCATTGATGCCTTTACCTTATAAAGAGCCTAGTAGCGTATTAACTCAGCTATTAGGAGTCATAATTGACTCTGGTAGAAGGTTTGCTAGTATTGCAGACATGCAAGTAGGCGATATTGGTAGTCAACAACTACCTGTAGGCACTACTGTAGCCATGTTAGAACGTGGTACTAAGGTGATGTCAGCTATACACAAGCGTTTACACTTTGCTCAAAAGAAAGAATTTAGGCTTTTAGCTAAAATTTTCTCTCGTAGCCTACCCCCTGTTTATCCTTATGATGTTCCAGGAGCAAGTAGAGAAATAAAAGCTCAAGACTTTGACGATAGAGTAGATATTATTCCCGTTAGTGACCCTAATATCTTTAGCATGGCTCAAAGGGTAATGTTAGCTCAACAAGAACTACAAATGGCACAGGCAGCACCGCAAATACATGACTTACGAGAAGCCTATAAGCGTATGTACGAAGCACTAGAAGTAAAAGACATAGACGGCATACTTCCGCCTGTACAAGAAATACCACCTCGTGACCCAATCAGCGAACAACAAGCAGCTATGACAGGACAACCTATTAAGGCGTTTGAGTTCCAAAATCACGATGCTTATATTGCTGCACATAGTTCTTTCTTACAGAATCCTATGGTAGCTCAAAATCAAACAGCACAGATGGCTATTAGTGCGAACATACAAGAGCACCAAGCTATGTTGTATAAGCAACAAATCGAACAAGTATTAGGGCAACAACTACCAGAACTTGGTAGCCAAATACCACCAGAAGTAATGAATGAGTTAGCACTACTTGCAGCTCAGGCTACTCAAGTGGTAACTGGTCAAGCTCAGGCTATGGCTCAAGCACAGCAAATGGCACAGATGAATCCTATAGTAGAATTAAAACAACAAGAAATAGCACAAAAAGCACAGTCTGATGCCTTAAAATCTCAAGTAGATTTAGCTAAAATAGAATCAAATGAAGCTATCGCAGAAATGAAGATAGCTCAAGATAGGGAGGAAGCTCTCATGAAAGAAAAAGAGAGCATCCGTAAAACTTACGCTGAGTTACTAAGAGATGTTAGAAACTCAGACAACCAAAATAGAGGAATTTAAAATGCCAGGACAACAAAGAGGAAAAATGAAAATACCAGCAGGCAATGCTAACCGTAGACGCATGATGTGTGGCGGTGAAACGATGGCTAAAGGTAAAAAGAAAGCCATGAAGCGTGGCGGTAAAGCTAAAAAATAAGGATAACTCATGAAAAAAGTAAACGTAAAAGGTCCTAATAGAATTAACTTAGCCAACGGTCCAGTACGAGTAAAAGAGATTTTATTCAAAAAAGTATTTGGTCAAGGGAAAGTTAAAACTCAAGGCACAGGTAAAGCAACTCAAGGCACAAAACACAACGCTAGTTGGAGTGGAAAGCAGTAGTTATGGCTAAAAGACCAGGACTATGGGCTAATATCCATGCTAAACGTGAGCGTATAAAAAGAGGTTCAGGTGAACGTATGCGTAAAAAAGGCGAAAAAGGTGCACCTACCCAAGCTCAAATAAAAGCAGCACAAGGTAAAAAAGACGGTGGTCTAATTGGCGATCAAACTGAACTAGATAAAAACAAAGACGGTAGAATATCTGGTGCAGATTTTAAAATGATGAGTAGAGGTGGCGGTAGCGACACAGTTATGTGTAAAGGTAACGGTATAGCTTCTAAACACAAAGTAACTAAACTAAGCTAATGGCAGAAAAGTCCTCAATAACTAGAGTCGGCAAAACAGAGCCTTTTGAACTTCAAGTAGCTCGTCAGCAAATAACTTACCATAAAACAAATTTTAAATTTGGTTATAATCCTTTAGTAGTTGATTCACTTGAAACTGTTTGGGCACAGGGAGGTTTATACTCCTATTTAGCTTCTGCGTCTACTCTCTATATATCAAGTTCATCAGCATTTGATGACGTGGGGAGCACAGGTGCTACAAGTGCAAAAGTTTCAGGTCTTGACGCTAACTATAATGAAATATCAGTTACGGTAGACTTGGACGGTCAAACTGGTGTTCAATTAGGTGAAGCTAGTAATTGGATAAGAGTAAACAGAATAGAAGTTTTATCAGCAGGTAGTGGCGGTGCTAATGCTGGTGTTCTATATGTAGGAACTGAGGCTACTCCTTCAAGTGGAGTACCTACTAATAAATATGCAACTGTGGCTATAGGAGACAATCAAACACTTATGGCACTTTGGACAGTGCCAGCAGGATATACAGCTTATCTATACCAAACTAAAATAACAGTAGCAACAGAAGCTAATAATAAATTCGCAATAATAAGGCTTGTTACTAGACCGCAAGGTGGTGTTTTTAACGTAAAAGATAAGTTTGTAACAGTCAACGACAGCTTAATTCAAAAATATAATTTCCCTATACAGCTTGAAGAAAAAACAGATATTGAAGTAAGAGCTATCGGTAGTTCTTCAAACGCTAATATTTCAATTTCAGCAGGACTAGATATTTTATATATAGAAAATCCTTAAAAATTGTGTATTACAGAAATTAAGTTATAATTTTGTTACATGGCAGAATATAGAGGCAAAACAGTTAAATTAAATACTCCCAGACCCATACCTAAAGGGAGTTCAGGATATGGCAAAAAACGTAAAGAGGTTTTTGTTAAAGATCCATCAACAGGCAATGTTAAACGAATCACTTTTGGTGATGCTAAACTTGGTATGCACAAAGAAAATAAACAGCGTAAAAAATCTTATTGTGCACGGAGCAAAAGTTTAGGAAGTGATAAAACTAAAGCTAACTACTGGGCACGAAGGGATTGGGGATGCTGATAGATAAATTAAAGAAACAGATAAAAGAAAGAAAAGAACAACTAATCCAAACTCTAGCGAGTGGTAGTATTCAAAACTTTGAGGATTATCAAAAAATCGTAGGCGAAATATCAGGTCTGTCGTTTACGGAGTATTTAATTAGTGACCTGCATAAGGATATTGAAGATGAATAAAAAAGTTGAAGCCTTTGGTAAAGGCGGAGAACCTCTTCCTAAAACTGTTGACCGTTTTGAAAAAGAACCAACAGAAGTTAAAGAGGATTTAAAATTTACCCCAGACAGTGTTCAAGAAGACAGTAGTCTAAAAGAACAACTCCCAACCCCAACAGGCTACAGGTTATTAGTCTTACCTTTCAGTAGAAAACAAAAGACTAAAGGTGGTTTATATTTAGCTAATGAAACATTAGAGAAAGAACGTATAGCCACTAATGTAGGATACGTAGTAGCACTTGGTCCAGATGCATACGCCGATAAGGATAGATATCCTGGAGGTGCATGGTGTCAAGAAGGTGACTGGGTGATATTCGGCAGGTACGCAGGAGCACGAATCAAAATTGAGGGTGGCGACTTGCGATTATTAAACGATGACGATGTATTAGCAGTTATAAACGATCCAGAGGATGTAGTATCAGGTTAATATGAGTTACGCAACTATAGGAGCAAACTATGGCAGATGAAGCCTTGCAACAAGAAGCTGAACAGGAAGAGTTAACGGAAGTTGAACTCCCTGAGTCAGAAGATGATGAAAATGAGGAATTTCAAGAAGAAGAGCCTCAACAAGAAGCTAAAAAAGAATCTGATGAAATAGAAGACTACAGCGAAGGCGTTAAAAAACGTATCGCTAAACTTACTTATAAGATTCGAGAAGCTGAAAGACGTGAACAGGCAGCAATAGATTATGCTAAGTCTGTTCAGGGTGAACTTAATCAGACAAAAAATAAACTTTCAAAAACTGACCAGAACTTATATGATGAGTATAAAGGTAGAGTTGGTTCTGAACTTCAGTCTGCTCAAGACCGATATAAAAAGGCATACGAGATGGGCGATACAGACGCAATGCTCGAAGCTCAAAAAGATATTGCTAAATTAGCAGTAGAAGAGGAAAGCCTAAATAGGGTCAGAGCAAAAAATACTGAACAGGTACAACAACCTGTCGTTGATGTTGATAAGGAAATACAAGCCCGAAGTCAAGTTCAACAACAGGCTCAAGTACAACCAGATCCTAAAGCTCAAGATTGGGCTAAAAAGAACGAATGGTTCGGCTCTGACGTAGCTATGACTACTAGTGCTTTTGCTTTTCATAGGCAGTTAGTAGAACAGGAAGGTTACGATCCTACTTCTGACGAATATTATGCAGAAGTAGATAAAAGAATGGCAGAGGCTTTTCCTCATAAATTAGGAAAAACTCAGCAAAACATGGTGAACGAGGTTGTAGCTGGTTCAAGTAGAGGTTCTACTACAGCAAGAACACGGTCACGTAGAAAAGTACAACTCACACCGAGTCAAGTAGCAATAGCAAAAAGATTAGGTGTGCCACTAGAAGAATATGCTAAGCATGTTAAGGAGTAAAAAATGGTAGATAAAAATAATGAAACTACTTACACAGATCGAACCT